GGCCACCTGGACCATCGCATCGATAGCGCGCGCGGCCACGGTATCCGTCGGCACGAAATCCACGGTTACAGTCGTCACGGTCTTGACGGTGACAGGGCGCGACCAGCGGCCAACCGCGCGGGCCATGTTCGGTCGACGCATTACCGGATCACCCAGGTGATCGCACCACGCAAGGTGCCCGTGTCGATAAGCGTCTGGCTGGAACCCTTGGCGGCGATCGTGGCAGGCTTGTCGGGCTTCCATTCGCCATAGCCCTGCGTCGTGAATGCGCCTTTGCTGATGTTGGTCGCAATGGCCCCGATCCGGCCCAGCGCCGTCTTGCTGTCGATCTTGCCGAGGCTCAGCGCCTCGAACTGCTTGGCGATTGCATCGTTGACGGTTTTGACTTTGATGCGGAACGGCTCGCGCAAGAATGAGCGGCGCGGGATCGGCCCATAGCCGAACTCGTGGATAGCGCCATTGCGGATGATCGACATGCCATCACCATAGATACGGCCGCCCACCTTTTCGGAGGGAAGCCCCACAAAGGCGGCGTGTTTCTTGATGGCCGTCATGTTGGCTGCCATCTTGCGGGTTTCTTTCAGAAAGGCGGCGGGCTTCATACCGCTATCCCGCCATAATTGCGCGCGGTCAGAATCAGAAACCGCTGGCCGTACTTGGTGGCGCGGAAAAAGTCGGTCATTAGGCCGGAGGACTGCGCGCCCTGCTGGAAGCTCTCGGACACGGAGCCGACGGATTGACTCTGCGCCTGCTGGAAGCTGGCCGAGTCTGGGTCCGTTTCAGCGATGAATAGGTGCGCGATCAGGTTGAAGATCGCCTCGTTGATGGTTTTCTCGCTTTGGTTTGTCGGCGCGCTGGTGTAGTTGGCGGAATAGTATGCCGGCCACATGACTTCAAGGGCGGTCCAGTAGCTATCCACCGTTGCCGGCGTGAACTCTGGAAACCGCGCCTTGAAGTCATCGACCAGGGCCATGGGTTAGCCCTCGACCAACACCCCGAGCTGCAGGGCGCGCTTGACCTTGGCGATCAGTCGTTCGTCGGACAGATCCTTTTCGGTGAACGTATAACGCTCGCCGTGCTGGATCGTCTGGCCCGCGATAGCATGCGGACGGCCGCCGACATTCTTGACCACGGTGGGCACGTCGGCCGCAGACGCATTGGCTTCCGGCGCCTTGGCTTCCGGCTCCTCGATGTCCGACTCCCGCGACTCGCGCTCCGCCTCGATGGCGCGAAGCACTCCGGCGCGGGGTTTGTCCGCTGCTTGCTCCATGGCGTAGAGGCCGTCCAGGTCTTCAACCTGGCCCAGCCCTTCCGCCACTTCGCGCACGGTGCCGGACAGTAGCGCCTTATGCTCGCTCTCGGCAAGCAGTTGGCGCGTCTCGTCGTCGTACTGCTCTTCGGTGGCGTCCATGGCTTACAGCCCCGTCAGGATGTAGCCGGCGGTGTCTTCCAGCACGTCCAGCCCGGCGATGCGATACTTGGAGTCCACCCGGTAGTCGAAGCTCGACACCTTGATGATCTCGCCCACGGTCAGCGGGGTCGGGATACGCATCTTCATCGCCTCGTTGTTGTTGCTGTACGCGATGGTATGCGATACGCCCGCACCGCCAGCATTGTCCGCCCGGAAGGTTCCCCGGAACTCTACGCCGGGGTAGTTGGCTTTGAGTGCGTTCAGCACGGAGGCCGGACCCGCAGTGGTGTTAAGGATCGTCTTGGCGAGCGTGTTCAGCACGTACACCGGCATGTCGACACGGTTCGCCATATACTCAGGCGTGTTGTTCACGGCGTTGTGCTGCGACGTGATCAGGTCCGAGATGTCGTCGTACATCTCCTGTGCGGTCAGCGTACCGATGGCGCCAGTAGCCGCGCCGGAGGTGAATCCCGCATAGTTGAGCAGGCCGGCCGAGGCCGACACGTCGGGGACGCCCAGGTAGCCGATCTCGTCGACTTCCCGCATATAGATACGGTTATGGGCCGAGACGTAGTCCGACACGAGGTTGATGTTCTGCAGCTCGGCCTCGCGTACTTCGCTGTCCGACCACTCGGAGTGCGACTCGCGCTCCACGACCTTGATGACGTTGTCCTCGCCGGCCATGCTGATTTTGCCCTTGTTGCCGGACACGTCGCCTGCGGTCGTAAAGCCGCCCTGTTCGCGCTTACGCATCGACTGGATGCGGCGGGCGTAGCCGCCCGAGTTGTCCGCCTCGATGCCCGAATTGACAAAAGACAACTCGGGATACTTCTTCTCGAAGATCTGCGGGTCAACCTGCGTCAGGTTGCGCTGCAGGACGGAGCCCGCATAGGCGTCGGTGAACCCCGGCGCCCGTGCGGAGTCCATGAACCGCTTGAAGCTGTTCAGATCGTAAAGGTTTCCGATTTTCATGGTGTATGCTCCCTTTTTCCGTTATCGGTTTTAGGCCAATGCTGCGCCGTCGTTGACAATCAGGCGCCATACGTTCGCGCCGCCGACCTGAACAGATTCGAGGGCCACGTAGTCGCCCGCACCATTCAGCGTAATAGTCGTGTTGCCTGCCTGGTTGAAGGCCGTGGCCACCGTGATGACCGCATCGCCGCCGCCATGCACATCGCAGGACAGAGCGAGGCGCGTGCCGACAGCCGACGGGTCGGCCAGCGTGCGGGTCTCGCCAGCAGCACCCGTGGTGATCGCCACATTGCCGGTACGCGTGACCGGAATAGCGCCAGCGTCGCCGGGGTCTGCGATCAGTGCGGGGGTGTAGCCCAGGATCTCGGCGATGACCGACTCTACATCGGTCGCGGAGGTCAGGCCCGCAGCGTCAAGCAGGCTGATAGCCGACGCGGGGTGCGCGCCAACAGCGTCCGCGATATGCGCGGCGATGTCGCCCGGTGCCGGATTGACATAGATCAGCCAAACGCCGGTCTGGATCTCCATGACGTACTCGGCATTGACCGCCACGTCGGTATTGGTTGCGGTGGCGAGGCCGTCATTGGCGTCGCCTGCGTTCGAGATATAGACGCGGCCGAACTGCGTCGGCGTCTCGCCGGCCTTCACATCGACTGTGCAAAGCCCCTGGCGCAGGTATTCGACCTGATCATAGATGGTGGCATCCACGACGCCGCCGCTCTCGATGGCGTTGGCTACATTGCGCAGCACCACGCCAGCGGGGACCGGGGTCGCCGTGCCGTCGAAGTTGTCCAGGCTGCCGGCCTTGAGCTGCGCGAAGCGGCCGACCTTGAGCTGGTTCTGAAAAGTTTTTGCGGTAAGGACAAGCTGCAAAGCGCCTACGCGCTCGCCGCCGCCCACCGCCTGCGGGTCACTGAGGTATCCGGTTCCGAAGCTCATGTTAAATCTCCTTGTCTGCGAGGTTATCGAACTTGCTGGCGGCATCCGAGTCGCCGAAAGACTTGTAACGGCTCTCTGTGCGCTTGAGCATCTTGAAGGCCAGCGGCAGCTCCGCGTCGGTGAACTGCTCCGACGTTTCGGTGGCCAGCGCGTCGCGCATGATCTCCGTGGCCGAACGGGCCGCGAAGTCGTAACCCGAGTCGAGGAAATCGCGCGCCTTCTGCACGATGCCCGCGTGATGCCGCACGGCGTTGTCGATCAGTTTGCGGGCCTTGGCCTCGGCTGCGCGGTCCACCGCATCGCCAAACTGCTTTTTCTGTTCGTCGGGGGTTGCGCCCGGCATGGCGCTCGGCTGATCGCCGTCCATCGAAGGGGTATCACCCTCTGCGGCCGGCTCACTGGCGGCCTCTGCGGGCGGCTCGGTCTGCTCTTCCTGCGGCATGACCTCTTTCGCCGCTGCGACGACCTGCTGCATTGCGGGCAGCAACTCCTGCAACTGGTCCATCGGCACGGCTTTGATTGCCTCGGGCAATGCCTGCGCCAATTCGACGACCTGCTGCAGATTCAACTGGCCGTCGGCATCGGTGAATGCTTTGTGAAGCTCGGGTTTCTTTTTGGTAGCCATTTCCGGCCCTCCTTTTCGGTCAATAAAACTGCACATCGGGCCACAACGGCCTTGCGGTACTGCGGCCAGGTGGTGCGGGACGATATTGCGCTGCTCAAAGTCAAACTCGTCGTGCGGCACCAGCTCGGCGTTGTACCCTAGCGACAATTCGCGCTTTCCTGCGTCAACGGCGGCTAGAAGCGTATCCCCCAGCGCCAGCTTGTTGCGGACGGCGATTGTCGCGCGTGTGGTCGGGTCCGATACGTCAACCATCTCCGACTCACGCACGCTACCATCGCCCGACGGTGCGGGCATGTCAAGCGTTACGTGTTCGTCAGTAATTGGGATGCCCGCCATCATCGCGGCGGCGTTGGCAATCGTAGCGGGGGAGCGGTAAACGGTGAACATGCGCTCGGGTGGCTCCATGCCGATCTCGGAGCCAAGATATTCAAGCGTTCCGTCGCGCACGGATATGGCGGTCTTTTCTTTCGGATCGTAGACCGCCGAGTCGCGGAAGTGCCCGACGAAGCTGTCCGATAGTTGCGCGTTGCAGATAGCGTAGGCTTGCGACTCGGTCTTGCCGGTCTTCATCACCTGTTCAACGCACCTATGCAGCTTGTCGGGCACTCGCGGCTCCCTGTTTCGGTATTCAGGGGACGTTATAGCCGCTACGTGCGGAGCGTGTCAAGCCCTCCGTACAGCGTGACGGGGAAACAGCCTCGGCCGTCGTGGTGCCGGTACAGCTTGACGGTGGTGCGCCCGTTGACCTTCCAGCGCCTCGCGTAGCATCTGCGCATACCGGGCAGGTGGCCCCGATAGACGATGATCGAGCCCCCGTCAATCTCACACAGTGATACCAGCACGCCGGCGCGGGTGGACAGGTGCCGCTGGCCCTCGATAAGCCGACCGGGGCGTATGTACGGCAGCTCGTCGTTGTCGACACGGCACCGTCGGGCTAGCTCATACGGGTTGTGGGTGGTTGGCTCCGGCAGCGGGGCCATCGCGGCCGCAACCCGGCGCTCTATAGCCGCGAGGTCCATTAGCGCCATCGTCGGGTCTACGTCCTCGGGAAAGAACCGGATACGGCTCATAGCTGCACCTCCAGCTTGCGGGCCAGGTCCTCGGCGTCGCGTTCGGCCTCGTCCAGCGCATCGAGGGCCGCCAGTAGCCGAGCCGCAAGCGCCGCCTCGCGCTCCGGGCCGTGCGGCGCGTAGGCGATTAGTTCTCTATCCGTATATATTTCCATCACGCACCCCCGTAAATGAATGCCAAGCCGAGAATAGACCAAAAGACCAGGCATGCGATGATAACCAGAATGTCCTCTTTTATGTTCATCTTGTCCCCCTTCGTTGTCTCGATAGAGGCATCGTAGCGCCTATTGACGGCGATGTCAACA